TCCAGTCTGATCGTGACTTATTGAGGTGTTTTGTGGGTTAGAAAAGGAACGGGGGGTCGGTGGTGTCCGCTGCGCTGCAAAAAATCGCCCACCCTTTGCTAAATTACATCTGGAACATGAAGCGACAAGATTGTCATCACTATCATTTCCATTCAGCCGTCTAGGTATCACATGATCAACTGTATTAGCTTCTTGCCCACAGTATTGACAGATGAAACCATCACGCCTAAGTATTCTTTGTTTAATCTTTGTCCATTGTCTTGTTGATCCAGTCGATCGTAATGCACTGCTACTCATCAGTAATATCCTTTACGATTATGGAAGGCTAATGCTTGACATGGCGTTTCATGTCTGTGCTCAATATAGCGTAAGCCTCGATCTATTTGCCTAAATGGGTTTTGTTCTTTCATGTTTAGTATTTGTGGAATGCCATAAGCTGATGATCTTGCATTCTTAGCTGTTGGCGACCATCTGCTTTCCTTGTCCCACAGCTGCTCAATACAGTAATACTGATCTAAATCATTTAATTCTATAAATGTATATTGCTTATAATGCTGTGTTTTGTATTGACTATAAGCAACGGAATAATCTTTTGATAAGCAAATGCTAAATGCAATTAGCAATAGGGTGAGCCAAACTCTGCGCCTTCCGGGTCTAGCCGTTGGCGACCCAGCTTTTCGACTTAGGGTCGAACGCGTGTTCAGGGTAGCACACCAATGCAAATCAATTAACATAACCGCAGGTCAGACGGCAAGTCATAATCCGTAAATCATCTTGCTCTAACCAAGTTTCGACATAACCAGCATCCATTATTTAGCCCCAATCAATTTACAAGTATGACATTGCTGATCTACAAATTGCCATGATCCACATTGTTCGCAGCGGATAACAGGCTCTTGAGTGTCAGTTGCCTCTGCTAAATTCTTTGTTCCAATAGCGCAACACTTAAGGCATTGGAATACTCTAAAACCATCAGCTGCTTTGTAGCCATCCATCCAAATAAACTCTGAATTGGCTGAACAAAAGTTACATCTAAAGTTAGCCACCTTTACCAGCCCATCCTGTGCCCTTGAAAATTGCCGGAACTGCTGAATAGACACGACTTAATTCAAAGCCACATACTTGACAAAGAGGGATTTCGTGCTGCATCGGAAGATCCAATACAATACTCGACCCCTCTCTATCACAAGCGTATTCGTAATTCGGCACTATGGAATTCGATTGATTGAATGACAGGAATAGCATCGAAGCAGATCGCCCTCATGAAGTAATCTGTCATCGTTGCAAGTATCACAAACAATTGTTGATGGTTCTACTATAACTCCGTTATCTGTAAATTTTGCAGTTAGACCAGAACCATCAATCATTATCATGTCAGCCATTTATTCCTCCTCTCTAAAGAACCAACTGCCATTAGCAGCTGTAACTGCCCACTTAGCATTGCATTGCTCACCTTTAGGTGCGCTGCAAACATAGCCAAAATACGGCTTACCAGTTTTAGCAGTTCCTTCTTTTAATATCATTAAGCCATGTGTGCATTCTTGCTGTTTAGGTTTGGTCGATAAGGCTTCTGCAACATCACCGACTGACCAAGTTGTTGGTTCGCTTGTTGGCTTAGCATCATCTGCAAATGACTTTCGGAGTGCCATTTCAATAACTTGCGAATTGCCACTCTTGCCATAAATGTTTTTAATTGGTTCACTTTCAACCTTTCTCATGTCATCTTTTGTAGCTGTTTTGTCAGATCCTTTAAGTAGAATAATTGCTCTACCTAATGCGCTTGTCGCAGTATCCTCAACATAAAACTTTTTCATGTTTTGTATATAACTCTCGCGTGCGCCAAATGCAACATTGCTAACTGCCGGTGATGTGTCCTTACTATCTCGCCACAAAGTTGCTTGAACCAAGATATAACCATTGACTGCATCATGGCTGATCACAGATATATCAGATCTGCCAGACGGAAAGTTGGATATAAACCATTTGTTTAGAGTAGCCACATCCTCATAATCGGCTAAGTTAAATGCCATCATCTACTCCAAAATCATTCTCGTATTGGTCGTGCAGCTCTTGGTATATGACTGCGTAACCAATGATGTCTTTAACACTATCTTTGTGATTTGGAGTTTCTGACAGCCTTGAAACTTTGACAAGCAACTGCATGAGGCTGACTTGCATAGGCGATATGTAACTTCCATAGTAAGCAGACCACAGTTCGCTGATCCGTTCGTGATTGCTTCGACTGCTTCCGTAAATCGATCCTCTTTGACTAAGGATTTGGGCGCATTCATCTAGCAGTTCAGTTCTGCTTGTCATAATCAAATACAGACTGAGATTTTAACTTGCGGACTTTTTCGTAATGTTCATTAGCTGCTCGCCAACCAGCTGCTCTGCCTGACCAAAAACCACGATCAAAAGATTGAGCCATTATCTTTGTTATTACATACCAACCAATTAAATAACCCAAGATGCTATAAATTACTAGCCAAGGTGCTGTTGTTTCTATCATGTCGCTCCCTACATATACACAGGCGATCTGTGCATACATAAAGTATGACCTAAAGCAATGACCTTCGGTTATTTACTTTCGGCGTGTTTTATAACGATTAGATAACGCTAATATCCTCAAAATCATCGATATGGTCATCAATCGTGCGGTGCTTATAGTCTGTTTCAAGCCCCATATACCTTGCCTTCAAATATAAAACTGCCATCTGCATTTATTGGCACAGTGATTACCTGAACTTTACGATCCTGAACATAAGCAACAGCGAAGCCAGTTTGCCAGTTTGCGTAGCCCCTTGTGTATGCCATGCCTGAACTGCTTAAATCAACTAAATTTCCGACTTCTACTCCCCATACAGTCCTACCTAATTGACCCCTAGAAGCCTCTGTAAAGGCTGATTGACCTAATCTATGGGTATGCCCACACACTACGCTCTTTCCAAGCCTTCTAGCCCCATTTAAGGCTGTTTGTCCAGGCACTTGACTAAGCGGAAAAGCATCACCATGAACCGCAGTCCAACCATGAGCCCAATCTACACCAAAAGGATGAAACTTAATGCCTAACTTGTCGTAACCCATAAACTTCTCATACTGCATTTCAGGCAAATTTAAGAAGCTGGGCAATCGTTTCTTGATTGATCGGTAAAGCCTAATGCCATGATTACTGCCTACGACATCAGTTACACCAAGATAAGTTAAAACCTGTTGAGTTTGTAATCTGTCCTCATGAATGTTGCCGACCATCTCATCAATTGTGCCGGCATTAAAACCGCCAAGCTGTGGCAAATCAATCTCATCACCAATACAAATTGTGCGATGTGGTTTCCATTTGCCTAAAAATTTACCTACTGACTTGACTGCTGCCTCATTAAAAAATGGCACTTGGAGATCGCTCACAAACGCGATGCGCTTAATCGTCATCCTCTTCTGTGGGATCGATACTAGGAATGATGCCACCATCACCGACTACCCAATCAGGAAATGTTTTGTGTTCAGTCATTAACCAAAATGCGTGCTCTGGTGTAAATCCGGCACGCCTTGCAGCTGTGTAACAGGTATGTAATGCAATGTAATGAGCATCAATCTTTGTTGGTTCAGGAGTGTGGCGAACTACGCGACGATTGATCTTTTTGCGTTTGATAGGTTTTCGTGTGTTCGCCATAAACTAATTTTACTTCTTGTTTTCTAAAAACCGCATCATTTCCTCTTGCCGCGTTTCTATGCGTGCAAGTCGATCTGCAAGGCTAGATCCAGCATTAGGAGTTAATGTCCAAAGCCAACCTTTAATAAGATAACGCAGACCCCCAAAGAAACCCAGTAATACGGCGGTTATGCCGGCGGCGAAACCAACCCATTCGTTTGCGCTCATTTAGCATTAACGCCATAATCTACTTCTTTACCGGAACTTGGATCAATTGCTTTAGCAAGCGGTGCAACTAATGCACCAAGTAATACTGCAAACTCTGGTCGAATGTCAGCAACAATTGCTAATGCAACAGTTAAACCACTTGCACCGACAGCTCTCAGATATGACTTGATTGCTGCTTTGTGTTTGTTAGATAGTTTCATTTTGCTCCTATGGTCGGGCAACAGCCATTACCAATGAGTAACTTCTGCGCTTGAGATAAACGCCTTCACCATTGGATTGACTGCCACTTTTGTCTGCTGATGTATTGCCTTCAATAACCTGCAAATACTTTAGAGCTGTATTGTTAAATTTAATGATGCCAACATGATCAGGCTCAGCATCTTTGTCAAATTGAAAGAATGCAATATCACCAGCCTTAGCCTGACCAACTGGGATTAACTTATTGCTTTCTGCAAAGAATTTAAGACCATGAGCACAGCTTGCAAATCCTTTTTTAGATTGGGATTTAATTTTGCCACCAAGTCCTGCTTTGTCATAGCACCAAGATACAAACATGGCACACCAAGGCTCATTGTTTAGTTCATACCAATCGCCATACTTTGTATCATTGTTGCCAGTTTCGGTATAACCAATCTCAGCTTTAGCAATCTCAATTAAACTTGGCATGATTAGCCAAGTATCGTTTTAAGTTCATCACCAGTTAAACCAATTCGATCAAGGATTGCTTGGCGTGCTATTAGTTTTGCTTCGGCTTCGGCTTGTTTTGCTTTATATTGTTCTTGATCTAATTTGTATTGAGCAAATTCAGAAGCGTTCATTTCTCTAGTGACAATTTCATTAGTTTCTGAATTATGGATTGTGATTTCTGGTTTTGCCATTTTATTTAACTCCATATACTTTGATTGTTCCTTGAGCAGCCCAATTTGTGCTACATATCCAACTAAAAGAACTTATTGCACTTGTTGATTTGTAACCAAAATTACCATTGGCTGAATACCAATATCCGTCATTTTGTTGCCAACCTGTAATTATTGAACCAGTTTTATAAGCACTTGTTGATGTATAAAATGGAATATCAACTACATAAACAGAATTGTCATTAACATTATCTAATCCCATACTTCCAGGAGCATCAATACTACTAACGCCTGCCGTTGCACCGCTTGTATTTTGTCTTATATTCCAAGAATAATTATTACCTGTATCACCATTTAATCTTATGGTTACCGCAGAATTATCACCGCTTGCCTTAAAATTTTCAATCAAAATTTGCAAACTGGTGTAAGAAGAACTAATACTTGAAACAGTAATTGTTGTCGTAGCAGTTATATTGGTTGTGCTTAATAAAGTCATTGAACCACTTGCAGGTGTAGCCCAACTTGGCACTCCTCCAGCAACAGTTAAGACCTGTCCTGTGCTACCAATTCCAAGTCTTGCCAATGTATTTGCTGAAGAAGCATAAAGACTGTCGCCAGTTGTTGTTAAAGTTGATGTGGCACTAGCTGCCCATGATGGAACACCAGCAACAACAGTTAATGCTTGACCAGATGATCCAATTCCTAGTCTTGTGTTTGTGTTGGCAGTAGATGAACGATATTCAATGTCGCCAAGAGTTGTGGATGGGTTTAAGTTCTTTGTGGTTGTATCAACAGAAGTGCCGAGTGTGCGAATAGCTGATGCGCCATCCTTGACTAACGCGGTGTCATCCGGTGTAGTCCAGCCGTAATTGGTAGTGGTTGCCATGTTATCCTTTATCTCAGGCTACGATTGTAGCGTATTCCCATGTCAATGTTGGATCTATTGTTTGCCATGTTTCAGTTATTGGTGTGGTATTCCAACGCATCGCCACTTGACTATAAGCCACAGGCGACAAGTTAATTGTCAGGAATAATTCGTTAAACCTAGTGCTCCATGACCAGCCTTCAACATACCCTTCAAACTCACCGTTTGAGATTTGCTCAGGCAGGTTTTGAATGTTTAGAGGTTGCCCCATAAATACACCAAGCAGATTATCCCGATCACTATTATCAATCTCTGGATTTGTAATTGGGAAGGTAATGCTCTGGAATGCCGGCAATGGAAATGCTCGTTGGGCAATATACCGATCAGCCACAGCTTGAGCATCTACAGCTGAGTGAATGGTTGATTGCACGCTCTCGGCTTTGTAACCATAAGTTGCAATTGATGTTGCAGATGTAGCAGTTTTTTCTAAACCAAAATTAGAACCATAATTGATTATAATGTCATTGCGAATATCACCTGATCGAGTAATTGTGCTTAAACCTTGACCAAGTGCATGTCTAGCATCAAGATCAACATATCCGTATGTGAGCAAATAATTCTGCCTGTGGTCTGCATCGGCATACCCAATGTTTCCTTCATTGTCCTCATATAAATAACCAAATGCTGAGTTAGCAATCAGGCTTGCAATGTTGTAAATCGTATCTGGCGTTTCTGTGCCACTTCGATTTTGCATTGTGTATAAGCCCGGAGTGTCAATCTCACCAAGTCCAAGATTTAGCGCATTAGCCCATGTTTCAGTTGCATCGTATCCTGCCCAAGTTGTAGCTGCTGGCACATCATTCCAAGCACCAAGTAATACGCTAGACAATAAAGCGTATATCTGATTGCCATCCTCATCTTGTGAAACAGCATCGGCATATAATTCTTTTGCTAACTTAACAAGTGATCCCATTACAAGGACTGTGTATTGAATAACAGTTGCATTTGATCCAGTTGCGCCAACGCTGACTGTAATATCAGTTATGTCGCCACCAAAGATATTGACATAAGCAGCTGATGTATCCTTGACTTGCAAACTCAAACTGTCGTTAATATCAAATGGCAATGTTTGACCAGTTAATGCCACAAATGTAATTTGCAAGTAAGATGGATTTGGTTGCTGGTAAATATCTGTTCGACCAGCCTGATGCTGTATATCGCTTATTGCAATGTCGGTGTAATCAACACCTGCAACTGTAAGTTTCCAATCGGGCGACCAAGCGGTCATTATCTGCCTACTGTTCCGCCGACTAATAATCCTGCTGATCTTGCTGCGCTTTGATTAAGCACACCTGCCACAGCTCTTGCAGCACCTTCGCCATCTATTGCATTGACTGTGATATTAACTGGGTTGCCTGAGCCGTAAGTAAAGTTTGATCCGCCTCTAGGAACTGCTGGCAATGATGATCTACCTGCTGATGGTGCTGGATTAGGCAATGCACCAACATTAACTCCAGGAATTATATTAACTATTTTAATAAACTCATTTGCAAGTGATACAACCAAGCCAATTGCTTCTCTTAGGAATGTAATAAATCCTGAAATTATGCCTGAGATAGTTGCAATAGTTCTACCAAAACTTGCAGCACCTTGTTGAGTTTCTGACAAGGCTGCATTTAATCCTGCATCACCTGTAAGTCCTGCAATAAATCCATTAAGTGCTGGAACACCAACATCGTTAATGAATGTAATAAATTTTTCTACCTGTGGCAATAAGGCAGTTCCTAGACTTTCCTTAGCCTCATCAAATCCAACCTTTAAGCGATCAATCTTGCCTTGAAAGGTTTCTGCGTTTGTAGCAGCTGCGCCACCATAAAGTTCAGATAGTTTTGCCTGCACTTCGGTAAAAGTCAATGTTGAAAGTTCGGCTTTAGATAATCCAAGTCCTAATCTGCCAAGAGCTGTTGTGTTGCCATCTTGAGCACGACCCAACGCATTTGCGACTGTTTCTAATTCAATCCCTTTACCTTTTGAAATATCTAACGCAAGGCTTAACAATCTTTGTGCTTCACCTGTATCTTTTGTGCTAACTGCAAGTCTTTGCATTGCTGGTCTAAGTTTGTCATCGGCAACACCAGTCGCTAAAGATGTCTTTAGGATCATGTCCTCTGTTGCTCTTATTTGCTCATCAGTTGCACCTGTGGCAGTCCTTAACGCATTGGCTAACCTAAGTTGTGCAGCCTCATCCTCTATTGCAGCCTTAACCCCATCAACGGCTAATTTAGTGCCATAAGCAACGGCAGCAGCAGCAGCGACCGCGAATGCAGCAGCAGCCTTCTTTCCAAATGCTGAAATCTTTTCGCTGTTAGTTTCAACGGCATTGTCAGCTTGATTTAATTTATTCTTAAGATCATCAATATCCGCAAGGATCTTAAGCGATAAGGTTCTAGTATCTCTTGCCATTTATGCCCACTCATCCAAAATGCGGTTGTAAGCTGCTTCCCATTTGTTAATCAATTCAGGCTGAATTCTGCGAAGCGTTGGGTAGATAAACCAACCACGCGAACCTCTGCCTTGCCTTCCGCTATATGTAGGAAACTGTTTGAACTTATTAGATCCAAACTCAACACCACCCCATAAGGTTTGCGTGTTAGCCCCACCTGAAAATTTCTGTCGTGCGAAACCATATTTGAACTCACCGATTTTGCTGGACTTTGAGATGCTAACGCCGTCTGCAACTCTTTGCGCAACCTTGCCTGATTTTGTTCGACCTCTAGCTGCTGTTTTAATTTCCTCAGCTGCGTATGTCGCCAAAGCAGCAGACTGAACTCTTGCTTCCTCAGTCGCCTGAACATCCATAACTTTGAAAGCCTTGAGAATATCGCGTATGTCATTGCGATTGTAAGCAATGGTTTCACTTGCCATACCTCGCCTCCAATACTTCGATAGCTGTTAAAATGTCGTCTGCATCAACCCATTCACTCATTGGTATGTTGGTGGCAATTGCCAACTCAACCAATAATCTGCTTAGGCTTCCTGCTGGATGACTTTTGGGTCTGCATCACCGACTATTACATCGGCAATAGTTTCCATCCAAGCTTCAAATGGTTTCACTGGTTTTCCAGCAGCTTCGCGCTTGTGTGCGTTGTATGCTAAAAACATCAGATCCCACATGCCAAGTTTTTCTTTTGCTTGGCTTATGGTATGACCAGTTGATTTTTCCCACTTAGCCCACTCAGGCGGTTGGGCAATGTATGTTGCTTGCTCGCCTGAGCTGTATTCAATTGTGATTGGTAACTTCATTTTTTGCTCCCGTTTCTATTTTTTAGGTAAATGTTTCGGTTACTGCTCCACCTGTAACTAGGAATTCGTAAGTAACTGTTTGTGCATCCATTCCTGATCCACCAACTGTTGGGTAACTTGGCTTAATTGGGAATGAAAATGATGCGCCTGTTGCACTTACTAATGTGATTGTAATGTCTGTGTCTGGTGCAGTATCGCAAGCAGTCCAAAGTGCTTCACATACTGAACTTGTCTTGCCCCAATCGGCTAACATTTCAAGTGCAAATGTAGCTGATACATTTGTGGTTTTGTAAGCCTCGCCATCAAGTGTTTGATAGGTCTGTCGCTCTAAAACCTTTGTCAAGATTGCGCTAGTCGCTTGCGCTTCGATGTCTGTTCCACCTGTGAAAGACAACGAAATATCGCGACCGGTTATTACTGTGGTTGCCATGATTTCTCCTTATGCGGTTTGTGTGTAGTAGGTAGAAACTCGAACATCTGCAATTAGCAGCGTGCTTGCTCCAACTTGTGTAACAGTAGGTCTTTCTACTGAACTGACAACATATCCGGTTGGGATAACTGCCAGAACGCTCATTATTAGTTGCTCAATGTTGTCCAGCGATGCAGGATTACTGTTATAGGCAACGGCAACTGAGATTGTGTAATTAAGTTTTGCGTGAATAGTAGATTTGTTAATTGTTTCTAATTCAATGTATGGACTATCTGGCACAACTACAACAGCTGGTGGAATTACTGTTTCAGGCACAAATGAATAAACATTTCCTGCAACACCGGCAAGAGCTGTGGCTAATGGTGTGCGAACTGCTGAAAGAATTGTTGAGGCTGGCATTTATTGACACATACCTTCGGGATCAATGTATGAACCTAACAAACCCACGCATTTATTGTAAAGCGATCTTCCCATGCGAAATGGAGTTGCTGTAAAATCTACTCCTTCGATTTGTCCTCCACCGGCTAATCTTGCTTGAAATACTTCTACTGATACTGTGTAGATTGCGCTTTCGACTGCTGCGTTTCCAACATAAGTTGTTGCATTTGATAAGGTAGCAGTTCCGGATGGAATGACATTAGCTTCCAATACATTTGCATTTGTGATCGATGCTGTGAAGGTAGTATCTGTAAGATCGCCAGCCAATACTGTGCGAGTTCCGTTGTATGGGCTAAGGCATCCGGCAATAACGACTGATTGTCCTTCGGTAAATTCATGTGTTCCTAAAGTTGTAAATGTTGCGACATTATTTGTCAATGAAGTTTTTTGCACAAAACTCTTATATTGTGCAAGCATCGGCAAGACAACTGTTTCAGCTGTATTTATTATTTGATTTAAGTAAGTGTCGTCATACAAGGCAGATGACACACCAAGCACACTTCGCAACTGTGCAGCGGTAATTATGGTTGGCATGTCATCTCCTTTAAGTCTCCCTAGAGCAACTGCCTGAGATCGGGAGCAACCTCAGGCATGACCATTATTAGGTTAGGTTGTAGCGTCTAACTCCACCGGCAACCAAAACACCAGTTGCTAGGTATCCGTAAAGCATGATTTCAATCTCACCACTTGTAACAACATTAGTTGCTAGTTGTAGTGTTGGGCTTTCGTAAATTGCAACAGATGATGGAACGATAATAAATGCGCTCTCATCAATTGTTGTAGATACAGCTTTATTTGAAACATAAAGATCCAAGCCCATAACATTTCCGCGTAGGCTCTGTGTTGAAACTGAACCAGCAGCATTAAATGGCTGACTTGCTGAAAATACCGGTCTCTTTGAACTGTCCTGAGCTCCGATCAGCAATCCCCATTGTGAAGTTCCAGCAATGTAGCGTGTTGCTAACTCACCAGTTGCAAGGTATGCAGCAGGTGTTTCAGTCTTTACGAATGCAACAATTCCATCAAGATCAGCTGATGTTGCTGTTGATTGTGTGCCACCTGATGTAAGTGCTGCAATTACGGCTGCCTCAGTAGCTTGTGCGTAAGATCTACGAAGGTTTTCAAGCATCGCATCATAAAAAGATGGATCTGCTCTATCTGCAATCTCAACGCTGTAGCGTTGTAATCCTGCATACTTGGTTACAGTCAAATCAACATAACTTGAAACAATTCCTGTTTCAGATGGTGCTGATCCTTCTCCGGTGCTTGCGACACTAGAATTTGTGGTAATTTTTGGAACAGAAACCTGCATTCCGGAATTTGGCAATCTCTTTGTTCCGATTGCATCAATTGCACCGCGTGCGCCAATTTGTGTATCAATAACTGTTGAAACATATTGAATTGGTTTGAATGCACTATTTGTTGAGAAGCTATCATCAGCAGCAGTTAAAACTCTTTTTGCCTCATCTTTTGCTAATGCAACATAAGATGCACTTTCATGGCTGCCCATTGATGCTTTAATTGAATGCTCTAAGAAACGAGCTTGTGAATTGATTGGTGAGCGTGGCTTTGTGTAAGCAACTGGTTGAGTTGCTTGTATTGCCACAGGCTCAGATTTTGTAGCTTCTACCGCTTCGGTCGCGATAGGAGCTGTTTGTGTATCTGACACAATGTCCTCCTGTGTTTTTGTTTGCTCCTCAGCGGTTGCTTCGGAATTCTCTGGTGTTTCACTAGCTGCAACATCTGCAACTCTTGCGCTGTCAATTGCTGGATCAGCAACTAAACTAACTTCAACTAATTTTGATGCTTTAACACGCATAACGCCTTTGCTTGCATCCCAATCATCTACAACAACGCCAACGCTAAATCCATCGCGTAATCCTTCGGCTGCTTCTAATAAACTATCATCACCAGCAATTGTTCCAGCTATTTTGAATGTTGCTTCAATGCCTTTGTCATCAGCTGTAATATCAATCATTTTGCCGATTGGTCGTGTGCGATCATGCTCTAATAGCAATTTAATTGGTTTGCTAAAATCAATGCTGTCTTTTTCAAATACTGTTGCGCCAGCACTTGTTATGCCTTTTTCATCCCATGACACAATTGTGCCTGATATTGTGCGCTTGCGATTATCAGCTGCGGTTAGTGTTATTGGGAAATTGATCTTTAATGTTTTACTCATCGGATCAAGTCCTCCTCCTCTTGTATTTGCTCAACGCTCATTGCGCCAATGCGGTTTAGGATTTCATAAACTTGCGCACGCTCTAATGCAGATCCACGCAAGAAATCGTCAATATCAAATCTGACCTCAACACCATTAGGCACAAAATCAGCCATAGAAAGTCTTTGTTCAATTGCAGTTAAAATTGGTCGCAATGAGAAGTCAATCAATGCTTTTCTTTCAGCTGTCATGTTTGAGTAAGTCATTGATGTAGTTTCGGCAGATATAAAACTTGCCGGAATACCAATGGCGCGTGAGCATTCTAGAGCTAAGTATTGACGGGCTTCATTTAATTGTAATTTAGCAGGATCAAATCCTAATGCTTGCAATTCTACATCAGCATTTAAGAATGCAGTTGATCTTGTTGCTCGACTTGCTTTCCAACTTTCAAGCAATCTTGTAATTCTCTCTGGAGTAAGATTTGTGCCATTTGACTTAAGCACCATTGTAGGAACTGGCTCTTTTGCATAAAGTTCAGCTGCTGCTTCTAATGCT